AAACATGGTCCAGGTTCTTTGCAATATCGATCCTTGACAAAATGTAAACCTTCATCATTTTTCTTGAACAACTGCAAACTGTCTTCCGCAATCACCCGCATAACTTTCTCCTGAAAGTTGAGGTAAGAATCAATCACAATCGTCAGATGGATATCCACAAACTGGGCAAAACGAGCCTTTGTAACGGTGCCCACAATGGGAGCAAGTCACCATTGCATCAATACCTTTTTGCTGCTGTTTCCATAAGGAGCATGTAAATATATTCCGCCATGATCAGTTCCTCGATCAGCATCACCTTTGCCGTTAGGGAGATTATTGCCAGGCTTATAAAGAAAACCGTCTTTATCAGCTCCGGAATCTCTCGCACAAGTATCTTCTCGATCACGGCAATTCTTGTTCGGATCTTTAACCACAAAAATCAGTCCATCTGAGAAAGTAAATTTTACTGGACCTGAGCCGAGAGAATTTCCTCGTTTATTAATACGCCAGGCTTGTCGCCCACCATTTCGGACCCCATATGAATCATACTCTGCTTTATTAGTATAGTCTCCTGTCGGACTTATTGGATCTACTGTACTTCCGCTCTTGGCAGTATAAGTTATTCCATCAGCCATCTTGATTACAAAGCTCAGTGGTCTAGCATATTGATCACCAGACTTAGTCAGCAGAAAGACCGGTGCACCTTTGTAAGGAACTCCAAGTCTTGCAACTTCACCATTGACTGAAACATAAATAATCGATCCTGCTTGTAAAGTCCTGAACAAAATCCCTGCAGAACCGTTGCCTTGATCAGTTGATCGTTCAAAAGTAATCGCATGTGGAAATATCTTATTGCCAGATGGAGGAGTAACGGGAGGAGTAACTGGTACACTTCCTGGGAAATACTGAGTACAAAGTGCATTGCATTCATCAAGAGACTGTGAAATTGTTACAGCATTAACTGGTAAAGGCCAGAACAAAACTATAGCCAGAACCAACCTGAGCATCAGTCTACCTCCTCGATCTGACCTTCAGGCTCAATTGGCTCAGCTACCTCTTCAGTAGGAACAGTTGATGGAGTATCTGGAAAAACCGGAGCAGTCGGCGTCGTAGTTGTGGTAGTAGTCGTAGTTGCAGGATTATTACTATCCGTCTGCCGCATATCGTTCGTCCATTTACTCAAGGCGTCTTTGATCATCCCTGTTGCCGCAGTTCCACCATAAGCTCCGAGCGCACTGTCTGCATTGGAATCCTGCTTCGAATCCTCGATGATGATCACCGTATTCCCAGCGCCACCTGAATTTGTCGAACCTGCACCACTCTGTCCAGAACTTGCACCATACTGACCAGCTACCTGCGGAACACAAGCAGAAGGAACTCCCTGATTAATTGTGTAATCGGCTGTCTTTATGGTGCAGCTTGTCAACAGGCCAACAGCCAAGGCTACTCCCAAAAATCTCTTCATCGCTTCCCCCCATGTAAAGTTAAGTTTCATTTCGGCGTAACGGAAATAATTCTCGGTTTCGGCCCCCAGTCATTCAAGACATAAGGATCGGAGTGTAAAGATTCCTGCCCATCTGCAAAGGTTGCTGTCAAAGTAAACGATGTAGATTTCTTCACCAGTGTGACATCGCATGAGCCAATCCTGACAATAGCTGTCGCCCATGTGCAGACCGGCGCACCATCCTGGTATAACTTAAAGCCGGTATGTGACATATCTGAAGGTGGTTCGTAGCCCCACTCGACAGTCAAGTTGCGCTGCCATCCGGGGGCAGCAGAGACTGAGATCGGAATAAGAATCAGTAACAGAATGAGTAGCAATTTTTTCATGTTGTTTTCTCCTTTACGTTCTTACCACAGCACCGCCGCCAGTTCGATAGCGAGCACGACGAGCAGGGTGTTGATTATGCTGGTCACGCCCCCACCACCCGGTCATCTCGGGCTTGTCCCTCAGCACTCCCGTCCACCGACCGGACAATCATCCCACGTGGCCCGATCCGTATCTTCGCTGTCGGCTCCAGCGTCTCTAAATCGACACTGGCGTTGCCGGTGAACTCGGGGATGAGCTGGAAGTCCGCGCCGAGCGGAGCCTGGAAGTTGCCGGTTGGGAAGGCTGTGCCGTCGAATGGGCCGTCTATGCCGAGGGGGCCGGGTTGAGATAGGCTTGAATGTGTCCCGTGTAAATTGCCATACAGATCGCGTTCGGAAGATGCAGTCAACCCGTCATACCACTCAGACATTGTAACAGCATCTAGCAATCCGGCGTTCACCTTGGTCTTGATGTAATCACACAGCGCCTGCCAGTCTGCCGTCGACCACTCCTTTCCGGCTCCGATGGTGTGGGCAATTAAGATTATTGTTTTCCCGGCTGCTATTGCATTATCGATCCCGGATTGTATCTGTGCCAACGTGAAACCTGCGATAATAAACCTGCATAGCATAAACATATCAGGGATGCCAAGCGAGGTTGGCTGGTATGTATTGCTACCTTTCACAGCAGTCACATATCCAATCTCTTCTGCGGCCTGACGCAACTCGGGGTTCTCTGCGGCCTGTGGCCAGGCAAAGTGATCACTTCCTCTCGGCATCCCTGATGCAACTAGCCAGTCCCTTGCCTCTGTCATCTTTGCAGTTGCATCAATCAAAGGGACGGTGGTTAGGTTCGTCTCGTGATGCCCGCAAATGTCATTTCCGCTATCGTACAGTGTTTTTAGTCCTGCTGTTTTTATGTAGCCAGAATTCTCATCGGTGGCGAGCGTTTTAATCGCATACAGGGTTGTATTTATACCTTTGGAATTTGCATAACCAGCCGCATTAACTTGGGATATGTCGTTGTCGTCAAACGTAAGCAATACTTTTGGCCGTGATTTTGTACCCACAACCAACTGTGACATAAACGCATAGCCGGCGGAATTTGTCGTGTCATAACGTATCTGGATTCTTGACAAACTTGACCAATCCCACCCGGCCGTCTTGATGAACGAGCTTTTAGCAAACTGGAGAAGATTCCACCCCGACTCACCAACAAACGATTTATATGCGTTCTCTGTAAACCCGCCAGCAGTGCCAAATGAAATTACAGCAACCCCGCAGTTACCTATGCCCTGGTTTCCGTTGCTGAGGTAAATCCACAGTGATATAACATCAGTATTTCTTAAATCTGCCGGGGCTATACTTTTTGTAAATATAACCTGCCGTGACGCTGATCCATCCCCTTGCGTAAATAACAACCCGGCCCTTTCACCCATTATTGATGTAACGATAGAATACGTACCTGTGCCGGTAACAGTGGCCCCAGCGATGCTATTGATTGGATCAATAGTTATTCCGTTGTTGAGGCGATACCCCCCAGGACATGGAATCCGTGGTAATCTGAATGACGATCCATAGACGTTGCCTCCGATCTCATTATAGAAATTCGTCCCGCTTCCATCCAGTCTCTCAGTGATCGCCGTACCAACCAGCCCTACCAAATGATGCCCATTACCCGAGGCATCCAGCTCAGTCGCCTGGCCGACATTTATACCCTTCCAACTCGCCCACAGTACACCATCCCGGAACACATCAATATCCCAGCAATCCGGCCCAGGAAATGTCAAGGTGCCATCCACACTGCATGTCGGGGCATCGCCGGTGGCGGTGATGGTGTCGGTGGTCAACAGGCCGGGGCAGGGGGAGCTGCCCGCGCCGAGGAAGCCGCTGCTCTTTACTTGCTGTGTGATGTGGGAGGATACGGGCGCTCTAGCGATTAGTTTGCCGTCTACGATGGGACTGTTAGGATAGTAGCCTAAGAGATTAGCTTGGTCTGGCCCAGTGGTTTCACCACCAGCAAATCCGCGACCATAACCCTTGAAGATCGACTTGAATATACTCTTAGCGACAGTCATCAATCCACCAACTGAACACCGACTTCGTTAGCAGTTACACCCTTAACGAATTGTAAGGTAATAGGTGAATCAATCTTCAATGGTGGTGAAGTTGCAGTCATGGTTACTGCTGCTCCAAATTCATCATACAAAGCCAAAGCTACTCCAACTTCATCAAGTACATTTACTGCAATCGTTTCTGCTACAAGAATACCAGCAACTGCAACAGTCTTTGGCAACGAATGCGCCGGAAAATAATGCCTTTCAGTAGCAGCTGCAGTTTGCTTAGGAATAATCATACTCATAATATTCTCCTATATGATAATCATGATTAAAAGAATGTTTATATTAACACAAAACCTGTAATAATAAAGTTTCCCTTATTATTACAAGTTCTTTTTTAATATGCTCGAAGCAGCATATAACTAAATGCATGTGCAGTGCTAGGATCAGCCGAGCATGTAACTGTCATAGTATCAGCAGTCATCACAACCTTGAGAATGCTATCCGTATCGTTAGTTGTATTATAAATGACGATAGGAATATCTGTAGCAAGTGCCCCAGTTATTGTTACTGCCTCAGCTGCTGCTCCACCAACTGTTGTATGCTTTCCAGCATAAGCAATATAATGACTTGGCTTGAACGTCCCACGAGGCCTGATAACAACATAATGCAAGCTATGTGCAGTTGCAGGATCTGCAGAACAAGTAACCGTTATAGTATTAGCAGTACAAACTATATCACTAATAGTATCAGTGTCGTCTGTTGCACCATAATTAACAAAAGCCATATCAGTTGCAAGAACTCCAGCAGCTGTAATAGCTTCTGCAGCAGCACCACCAGCCGTAACATGCGTACCGGCTGCAACTATGTCCCATTCAGGAATACATCTATTCCTTAACAATGCATAATCATATCCATGTGCTGTACTAGGATCTGCACTACCTACAATAGTAATTGTATTATCAGTAGCTATAGCAGAAACTATCTGATCATTATCATCAGAAACTTCATGATTAACAATAGCTATGTCAGTAGAAAGAATCAGTCCACTTCGAGTAATGACTTCAGTCGTATCTCCACCAGCAGAAGTAACTGGCCCTTCAGCTAACTTGATTCCATAGCCATAAGTTGGGCCAACAGGAACAAACAAGCACGATGCAGCAGTGCCCATATTTATCCATTGAGCTGCCTGCCCAAGAGCTACATTAGTCTTAGTAAATGTACAGCCAGGATTATAGCCGGCTATTCCAGATGCAGGAACCGTAGATCCTGAAGCCATTGACCTATTTCTGGAAGTATCACATGTAATACCGTTTGGAAAGTTCGTTACGCCCATAATTTTCTCCACTGGAACAATTCTTCTTATCTCAAAGAACTGCCTGAAAGATTTTAACTTTCATTTACCCAATTTATTAAGACCGTTCTAAGCTCGTCACAAAGAACGGTCAGTTGAACCTGTTAGTCTTGTGCGTTCACTTATGAACACCAAGTTATCATGCAGCACCAGGGGAACCAAATATGCCTCTTGGATCCGACCAACCAAATGAACCACGGAAAGTTGCTTTGAACTTAGCATTCTCCGTATCAAAGTCATTCTCGGTACCAAATGCATCTGGCCTCCTCTCCATATACTTCAGGCCATCAGGACAGTTAGTCTTAATAAACCATGCATTACTATCCGTCAGGTAATGATTCACAGCAATGCCTTGGGGAAACTTCTTTGATGCCCGAATTGCATTGATATCATTATTCGCGCTGCCGGATTGCCCAATAGATTCGAGAATCCTCATAGCATCAAACTCAAGAGCAGTCGGGATAATCAACTTCTGTGGCATAATCGCAATCTTGAGTCCACGATCAGTAGTGAATGCAGCAATGTCAATGCAAGCCTGCTCGAGAGCTGCCTCACTGAGGTCAGCAGCAGTAGCAAGTTCATTCCGCCAAGTTCCGCCGGATTTATTCGGATGGTCAGTAGCACAAAGTTCCTTGCCATCAGAATTAGTTCCCATAGTATAAGTAGAGGTAAACGCCCGATTGAGAATGTTTGCCCCAATGATCTCTTTGGTCTGCCGAATAGAAAAGGCCAGCGCATTTGCACGACGCAGCGCTACAGTGACAGCTATACCATCTTCGTACATTTCCCGAGTAATAATAAACCCGAGGCCGTACGTTACATGAGTATAGCGACTAACAAAGCCCTGCTCTTGCTCATCATACGCAATCCCACCACCCTCAGTCTTTACCGCTGCGAGGCCAAAACCAGTTACGCCAGCTTCCTCTTCGAAAGCCTTTGTAGAGTTACCCTTTTCAAAAATATCCAAATACTCAATCGGATATTCTTTATATTTCTGCCCGAACCAAGTCTTGACCCCAGGCACCAGATCTTTTGCAAAATTACTAGTAGTAATAATACCCATTTGTAAGCTCCTTTAAATGATGGTTAAATAGCCAAAGTTAATAAGCAACTAATTAAACATCAGTTGAAATAGTCAGACCAAGCTCATGCTCTCCGAAAAGAATTTCCCACTTGGCATAATTTCCAAGTTCATTATCATCTCGATTTGCCAACCGCAAAATTCTACAGTTACCAGCAGTGTCGGTTGCAGTATCACTAGAATCAAGTTCCATGGCAGACTTGCCAGTAGCAGTCGATCCCGAGCCAACTACAAAGTTAGTAGAAAGTCCAACCATTGCAGCAGTAATAGAGTTGGCATCACTATCTTCCTGAACTTCAAAAATAACCTGAGGATCATCAACTACCAGGCAATACATTGCAGTAGCAGCAGGCCTATATGCACGAAGCGGAGCATCAGCCTGAATCATTACATAAGGATTATCACCAAAACCAATTACAACACCTCGTACAGCTGCGCCGGCGGTTGCTTGTGCGACAGTAGGATACTTGCCAGTTGCATCTGCAGATCCAGCACTTTTAACTGCATCACCTTTAAAAGTTGCAGTATTATCCGTAGACGGAATGTAATAAACATTTGCCTGCCCGTTCCAGGGAGAACCGTTCAAATGTTTGACCGGCTTAAAGCCGAAAGGAGTATCAAGATTTGCCATATTTTTTACCTCAACAAAGATTTAAATTTTACGAAATAGTCACACTTCCAGACAAGCCATCTCTACCCTCGCCACGAGAGTTCCGCTTAATTTGGTTTTCTACCTCACTAATCTTGGCTTGTGATTCGGCTCGGTCTGCCTCATAAATCTCTTCTGGGATCTCCATTAGAACAGCGCGCTGATTGTTACCCACACTAGGATTAGTAGCACTACCGATTTGAGTTGGTCTGCCAATCTTTGAATCCCCAACAGGTGAACCATCATCAACAGCGTTCCATCCAGCATCCTTAAACATCTGAATGCGATCTCCAGTATCATTAACAAATCGGCGCACGAAACCGACCTTCTTCGGTGCAGTTAAAATGTTCCTCGACCCAAGGGGAATTCTTTTTCGCGGTTGCTCGCTTTTAACACTCTCTATTTTATTTGCCTGCTCTGTCATAACATAATCCTCTTATTATTCTTGCATACTTGCAATGTCTTTAATGTATTGTTCTTCGGACATTATGCCCCCACGAACAAATTGATTCATTATACTAACTTGGTCAGGCGTAAGATCAGCTTTGCTAAAAGAATTCGTAGCACCTTTATTGTTTGATCCTTTATCAACAGGAGAAACAGGTCCGATTGGCTTAACAGTCCCAGTAGTAGCAGGTGCTGCTGAAGTAGTTTTAGGAGCAAACTTTTCTGGAAAAACCTCCTGAACTTTCTGTCGTACTAATGCATAAATCCTCGGCAGTGGTGCTCCAACATAATTCTGCGCTACACTATCAGCGAACTGTGCCATTTCATTGTCTTCCAAGTACCATTGATTATCCTGAATCCAATCATCATAGACAGGATTTTCAACAGCACCAGCATCAGACTTGTTAGCACTTATTTTGGGGGCAGCAAGATCATTTTTCTTTGCTTCGATCTGTGCGTCCAGTTCTTCTACTTTATCAACATCAGCAAGTTCAATTGCAGACTTACGTTCCTTTTTAAGAGTTTCTATTTCAGCAGTTAGTTTCTTAACTTCAGTCTGATAGACTTTCTCATTGTGCTCTTTAAGTGCATTTACAGATGCCTGAACAGCACTAAGATTCTCCTTTAAGTCTTTGTTGTGCTTACTCATTGCCTTCTGAATGTCTTTCGACCTCAGAATGTATGTGACTGCATCAACTGCATCTTCACCTACATGATCAGCACGCCAGCCAAGTTGAGCAGCAAGTTCTTCTACAGAAGGAGCAATTTTGGTTTGATCAGAATCAGCATTACCTTCAGGGGTTTTAGTTTGATTGGAAGATTGATCATCACCAGATTTAGCTGCCACAACAGACTTGCCAGTCTCATTACTGGTTTCTGTTGCTTCTGTAGAAGAACCATCAGTTGCTTCGGCTGCCATAATAATGTCTTGCACAAATTCTTCTGCCATAATAACACCTATTTAAAAGAGTAATCGAGCTAAAACATCATTGTCATTAATCAATACATAAGAGTCGTCATCCTTCCCGATCATAGATACACCGGCATAACGGGAATAACTAATCTTATCTCCGACTTCTGCCCAGGCAACTCCGTCGTCAAGGTCTTTCCAGGCCGTAGGTCCGATGGCAATCAAAGTTCCGACCGTAGCTGCTTGCTGTTCCTTTTCCAGAGTTGTTTGTGGCAAGTAGATTCCGCCCTTAGTCTTTTCTTCAACCTTCTCAGGAAGTACCAACAAATGCCCGCCAGTCGGAATAATACCAGATTGATTAATATCCATAATGTGTTCGTCGCTCATAATTATTACCCTTTTAAATAATTGTTATTCTCAACAAATGTGTATGCTTAGTAACCACTACGCTCGTCAACGTCATTCTCTACAGAATCACCTTCAAAGGAAATATTCAATATTTGATCAAGCCCTTCAATATTTCCAACAATCCTATTTGTCATGCCATGAGTCTCATATGCATTTTTGCCAATAGTATTTCCATTACTTAACTTACTTTCCATAACCTTACGAACTTTTCTAAGTTCTGTAAGAATCTCTGTTGTGACTGCATTAGTTTTCCATTCTTGGAATTGTTCACTAGTTAGCATCGTAATGTCCTCAATTCTGATTAGCTTTCTCCAATTCTTTCTTCCTCTTAGTTGCAGCAGTTGTTACATTTCCAGCATAAAAAACATTCTTGTCTGAAGCATCATTCTTATTTTTACCTAAACCAAGTGCACGTAAAAAAGAAAACGTACCTTTCTTCTTCTTGTCTAATTCATCCATATTGTCTCCTTAACTATATTCACGTTCAATCGTACTTTCTTTTAATCCACCAGGTGCTTTGCCAAGACTTTGCTGAGATCGTCCAAGCTCAAGCTGTCCAGAGATTTGCTTATCTTTAAGAGCTAAATCTATAACCTCATTGTCCATATCTGCAATTGTCTTCTCTTGCTCGAGTTGCGCTTTTGGAATATTTGCTATAATTTGCTGTGTTTCTGCATTTAATTTAGCGACCTTCGCCTGAAGTTCTCCAAGCTCAGCTTGGAGTTTCTGCATAGCGAGTTGTTCAGCTGGATCAGGCTGGTCTTCTGCAGGAAAGAATCTCTCAACATCTTCGATATCAAGTGCAAGTAAATACTGTCGCAAGATTTCCTGGTCATTCAATCCTTGACCCCGCAACTCTAGCATGGCTTTAGCCTTGAGCAACCGCTGCATCATTGTGGTGCTGTTCGGATCACTAACTGGCACAACATCAAAGTCTGCACTAGAGAAGTCTGCCTGAACAATTGCATTACTATCATCGAGAACAGCCTTATAAGTCATCTGATCTAGATAAAGAGCATTCAGCCTCCGTAACTTTATGAACTCTTTATACTGGCTACGATAAAGTCTCTTATGGATGGCACTGTAGACTTGTAAGCCTTGTTCAATCAATGCAAGAACAGATTCAGCCGGAACATTCGCGCCTGGAGAATTACCAGCAAGAATCTCTGTCATGCCGGCAAGTTCTTTGCCACTCTCGATTAGCAGTCCGAGCAATTGGAAAAGAACATTACTTGGCTCACGTACTGGCATTGGGAAGATGTTCTTGCGAAGATCGTCGCCCGTTGCATCAACTGGCTTCCACTCTCCGGACTTAACCTGAATGGATTTGCCTCTACCCAGTTTAAGGCCTCTTCCCAGAAAACCGCTTTGTCGATTTGATAAAGTACCCGCATCCAGCAACTGATTAATAACTGTGTTTATGGCTGAGTTACTGCTCATCAAAAGTGAGCCAAACCCCATGCCATAAAAGCCACCATCAATCGCAGGCATGAAAATAAAGCGAGTAAAATACTGTTCAGGAATTATTTTAACAATCGGTCCGTCTGGATCAGTTACTCCGCTTTCATCAGACTTGCGAATAATTCCATCCGTGGCAAACCGAGGAGAAATCCTTACTAACTTCTGTGATTGTTCATGAACAGTTACTACATAAGGCTCTTGATAACCATCCCCATCCAGGTCATACCACCGATGTTGCTCAAGGAACAAATGTGGAGTATCTTCATCTACATCGGCAGTCTTATCGCTAGTTGCTTGACCAAGCTCGGCTACATCAAACTTGATAAAGATTCCAGAATTAATTCGAGCAACAATTTCATTATGATACAAATAGATTCTATGTGTAACTCGTGGAGCCCGTTCCAGTGATTCAGCAAAATAATTTACAACCAAATCATCAGCAAAGACTATCTGAGATACGGACTTCCGCTCAATTGAATCGAAGTAACTCTTTTTGAACACACAACCGATTGCTGGCAACGTAAAAAGTAGCTGATCAACTCCTTCTTCCCAGTCTTCCATTAGCGATAGAAGCTGGAAAGACATAAACTGAGAAATGCGGTTGGCTTTGTCGAACTTACGGTTGTCTGGATCAGTCCCTATTACCTTGCCTTTGACAACCTCGTTACCTTTGATCAGTTCAGGATATGCTCTAGCAGCAAACTGGATACAAGCATTAATTATTAATGGATACTTAACATTGGCAACAACTTCGCCTGCGTAGACTTTCTTCTTTACGAGCAACTTAGCAAGATCGATGATCTGCACATTGAGTGCTTCCCATTCAGTGCGGCTAGCTAGATCAAGCTTATATCCCTCAAGTACTTTGGTTGTAATATCTGCTAAGGTTTCCTTATTTTGTTTATCAGCCAAGTTAGTGATAAGTACAACTGCTTCAGCTCTGAGAGCTTCTTTTTCCACAAGAGCAGTCGTGGTAGGATCAACTTGCACTGGAGCAATAATATCTTCAATTGGTTCTTCAGTTGCCCAAAAAGGAACTTGGCCCATGAGACTAGCCTGTTCGTCATCAGGTAGATTAGAGCCCGTGTTAAGAGTAGAATTGGTTCGTGTAGGCAGCTTCGCTGCTTGACCCGCAATAATCGCATTCGCCATAGGAGTCGCTGGATTGCCTGGGTCAACAAGTTCCTCTACAGGAAATTCAAAACCATTATTAGCCATTTAGTATCCTGTAACCAGACTTGCTTCCTGGTGATTGTAAAGTTCGCTTTCTTCCCACGCCTGAAATTCCCAATAAGGCTTAGCGATTGCACGTTTGAGTCCAGACATAACCAAATACCGAGTACAGTCCATAAGGTGGTCCTTGTCCTTAACTATCTGACCGATCTCATCCCTGCGATAAATTCTAAACTCACTAAACCAATTAACCAACGAACCAAATACTTTTAGTCTGTTAGTACTCAGCATTTGCCACACAGCATACAGGCCAGCTTCAACAGATTTGTTGGCATTCTCAAGGTCAAGACCTAAACCTAGGTATTGTTCAAAAAGTTGCTTT